CATATTTAGATTTGTTTCCCTTTGAATCAAACATTATTTGATTACTTGCTTCTTGCCAATCACCATTCCTTAATGCTTCTCTTAGTTTAACAAATTTATTTAATCCTGACTCACCTAAATTATATGCCATATTGGTTAAGGCATCTTTTTTATCCGATGGAAAAGGTGTCCATTTATCTTTACCTAAGAATCTCTTTGCAGCTTGACGGAAATAAGGCATTTCACCCATCATTAATCTTTCAGCTTCTTCTTCTGAAAGATTCATTTTTCCACTTTTTAAGTCAGCAACAGATTTATCAATACCAGCTGCAGCAAGAGCATCTTGAGTTCCTGCTCTTTCTAAGTTAAATCCATAACCAATAGTCTTGATACCCTCTGTGTCCTCATATACTTCTGACTCAAATCCCTCATCTTCTTTAAGTTGCTGGAGTGCTCCTTTACCAATTAATTTTCTGGCCTTTCTAGTTTTTTCAACCTGAGCAGATGTTCCTTCAGAACCCCGTGACATTTGTTCTCTTGTTACTTCTTTATCTTTAGGTCCGAAACCTAAACTTTGTTTAATATCACTGAAAAATCCACCACCAGTTCTTGCATCACTAGCTCTTTGTTTTGTTTCTTGTTTCTTACTTCTTTTTTCCTCTGCGGCGGCAGCTGCTTTGTCATCACCACCAAATAAACTACCTAAACCAGCTGCAGCTGCCCAAAGAGCTTTTCCACCTGGAACTGCTAAGATCATTGGTTTTAATACTGATTTAAAATCAATATTAAATATATCAGTAAAAAACTTTCCCATATCTTCAAGCAAAGTTTGTATACCGTCAAAAACAGAAAACTCTTTGAACTTAGTAGTATCAAAACCAAACATCTTACCCAACCATCCTACTACTGGATCAATTAACCATTCCTTGAATAATATTGCAGGCATCCAGATTAGTTTTAACATGGATGTAAGTGCTTCAGCAATACTCCCAAAGCTGAATGTTTTTTTAACCCATTTTACAACACCATCTACCATATCAAAAAACCCACCAATCACATCACCAATTAAGTCAGAGAAACTAAAATCTGCAAGTGACTCTTTAGCCTTATCGAAACCCATTAAACCTAAAGCCCAACCAACAACCTTCTTTAATAAATCAAGAGGCATACCAATTAAACCTTTAAACAGTTTAGATAATCCTTCTTCCAGACCACCCAAGATACCATCTTCTTCAAAACCATCCATAAATCCTGTTATAAAATCAAATGCAGACATAAGAATGGTGATAGGAAGAAATATTTTACCTAAAAGTTTACCAAAACCACCTGCCCACCCAACAATCTTCGCTGCTGTTTTGGATGTTGAAACAAAACCTCTACCCAGCTTCAGCATACTTGCAAAAAACTTCCCTAATGGTTGAATCAAGTTTTTTATTGCTGTTATACCTGTCTTTACACTTGTTTTAACACTTGTGAGTGTCTTTGATAATTTAGTAATACCTGGCGACGTGCTAAAACTCTTAAAGAAATTACCAATTTTTGTGAATACTCCAAAATGCGCTTTATCAATAAATTTAAGAGTATTTTTTATTGCCGTCCCAATCTTCCCTTTACCAGATAATAGATTTTTAAGTGGCGTAAATAGTTTTTTTAGTCCACCACCAGTAAGTTTTTTAAGAAATGTAAATTCCAATGCTAATTGCTTGAAGAACCCAACCATTATAATAATTGGTGCTGTGATTCCAGCAAGAAGTATTCCAAGTCCTTTAAAAATCCCACCCTTCATACTAGCTAGTATATTTTTATTTAAGTCTGCCAAAGACTTGACCATAGCACCTAATAAAGTATTTGTTTTTTCTTCATTAGCAACTGATATCTTTTCAGCTCTTTTGCTTTCAGTTGCAGCTTCAGCACCCTGATTACCTTGAGCACCGAGTTTGGATATACCTTGTTCGATATTCTTTAAAGTTGCGAGCGAAGGTGCCATTGCTTTTGCTACAGCATTTTCAGTAATTTTTTCTTCAGCCATTGGTATTACCCTTTATTTTGTTGTTCTTTTTGCTTCATCTTGGAATTTTCCTCTGCTATGTGATTAACTAATAATGCCACATATACATCTCTTTCCCAAGGAATCATATCACCCAATTCCGTAAGAGAGTATTTGTGATGATGCATCATGGAAAAATTAGTATTCATCATATTTGCTAATGATTCATGGCAGAGGATCATGCGAAAAAAGACTGCAAACCCTCCAGAGTCATGTCTTCTTTATAACCACAAACAGATTTCTTCTTCCCCTTTTCTTTACTGGGATTATTACATACTAGCTTTACTTCATGTTTAAGTTTTGGTGATGTCTCAAAGAACTTAGAAATCTTCTGGAACTGTTCATCCGTCAATGACTCAAGAAACTCTGTCATCTCTGCTTCTGTATGGTCTTTGTTTGCATACATTTTGTCAGCATCATAGATATAATCAATACACAATCTTATTGTTTTAAACAATTGTTCGATTTGATTATCATCTTTAGTTTTTTCTATTTCAGCCTGGAGTAACATATCTGGATATTTCATCATCACACCTAGATCATTAGTCAATTCAATTTTTTTATCATGTCCCTCTTGTTTAATAACTTTGACATCCTCAATATTAAATTCTAATGGTATGTCACTATCACAAGACGGACACTTGTATTTCAATTCAATCTTCTCGCCCTTTGCTCTACCTCTTAACCATAAGAAAATATATTCAATATCAAAGATTGGCAATTCATCTACATTGATATCACCAAAGACACAATTTTTGATTACATTTTTGGTTGCGTTTACTATTTCTTTTTCATCATCACTCTCCATAGCAAGAAGAAGAATCTTTTCTTCCTTTACTAAGAAAGGTCTGTATTTTATTTCCTTACCGTCTGAAGGTAATATTAAACTGTACTCTGGTACTACAATTCTTGGTAATCCCATTTCAATGTCTCCTTAATATAAAATGATATTGTTATTAATTAATTATCCGAAACTTCCTGAACTCCCATTTCCTATACTATCAAATACTGCATTACCTGTTTTCTTAATAACACTAGACAAATCTTGTGGTACATCCTCAGCACTTGTTTCTGTATTATCACCGAGGCCCTGAATCAATGAACTATTTGGTCTTCCAACTTCTTCTTGATTGCCATATGTCTGTGCATAATATCTATAGGTAAATGTAACATCTAATTTCATTATGTCATCATTAGTACCCTGATCTAATGTCATAGCTGCTATTCCTTTTGGATATGCATCAATCAGTTTAGTGGTCAAGACTTTATCTAATTTTCTATCTAAATTTTTAATTGTTACTGCTGCTCTATAATCATCATAGTAACCGACATGATTATCTTCCGGTTGGATCATTAGTTTCATCCAATCTTGAAAAAACTTTAGTTCTTTCATATCACCATTAAGATAAAATCCTAAATTAACATCTTCGTATATTTTTTGATAGGCTATTGAACGATAACCCTCATCTTTATCTGTTGTCGCAGTAGTCATGCCAGGCATTACAGCACTATAACAACTGAATATTAATCTTCTTGTTACTTCGTCATCCGAAATAAGTTTAGCAGGTTTGTCTATAGTTACCTCAAATAGATTTGGTCTAGCAAACGATTTCATATTACTTTTAAAGTCGTCTATTGTAAACTTTTTAGGCATTGTTCTACTCCTGTTATAAATACATTTAACCGTATACTGTATTTATAAGACATTTATGAAAAAATACCCAAAAGTAGGTAAATATAAGGTAAGAAACAAAGAGAAATATGTTGGCAATCTCCATGAATGTGAACACCGTTCAAACTGGGAACGTATCTACATGAAGTATTTAGACAATAACCCTAAAGTCCTTGAATGGGGCTCCGAGACTGTCATAATACCCTACTATCACCCGATAGACAAGCGTACCAGACGATATTTTGTGGATTTCTATGCCAAGGTGATATCAAGGTCTGGAATGGCTAAGAAGTACATTATAGAGATAAAACCCTACAATCAGTGTTTTCCACCAAAGAAACCTCAAAGACAGACTGTTAGTTATAAGAATAAAATTAAGGCATATATAATGAATCAAGCTAAGTGGGGTGCAGCTAAGAAGTATGCAGAGAAACGTGATTGGGAATTTATAGTTATTACAGAAAAAGAATTAGGAATCAAATAAAACTCTTATAAATACATACAATGGCTACTGCAAAACTAAAGACTATAGAAGGTAAACAGGTAAGCACATTTTTATCTGGAAATATGTATTATTTCAGATACCTTGCTGAACCAACTAATGTATACTTTGACAGATTTCCTCTTATTTTTGTTATTAGAAAGCGTGGAAGATTAATTGAGGGTATCAATTTTCATTATATAAACTACAAATATAGGACACAGTTGTTTGAAGAGATGAAGGTTTTCTTTGATGAAGCTGAAATAACAGAAGATACTAGGTTACGGGTTAAGTCATTCAGACAAATACTATTAACTGCTAGAAAGTATAAGTTTGCAAAGGTTGCACTTCATAAATATAATATGAATAGTGTAAGGTCAAAGATAATTAAAATATCACCTACAGTGTGGGATAGGGTTATCTTAGAAGACGCAGAGAAATTTGTAACAGGTTCTGGTGGCAGGATGAATAGCGAAAAGGTATTCAGAGAATCTTTAATTAAAAGTCGGGAGACTAGATAAATGGCTAAAAGACCTATAGGATTTAATGATAATGGTGATAATGATACTCTAATATATCCAATGGATATGACATCAGATTTTTACCCTGAGGCTATTAAATTTAGTATTGTCGAAAGACAGGGAGTTTCATACCAAGCACTCAAGAAAAAGACTATTGACCAGACTGAGAAAATTGTAAGTGCAGTCCGAAAAGGGGACACATCATTTCTTGGAAACCTTTTTGAAGTAGCCAGCAGTGTTGTCAAGGGGGTAATAGCACCATCTAAAGAAATACAAGAAGCTACGAGTGCGGCAGTTGCAAACAATGATACGACACAGAGAACAACCTCAGCAGGTAATGGTACTCAAGTACCCAATGGAGGTACAAGCACAGGTGGTTCTAAGAATGTGGTTACTAAGGCTACTGAAATACATATTCAAAATATTTATCTAAATATGCCCAGTTCTGTTGTTTTTTCTGAAGGGGTTGAATGGCAAGGGGCAGATATGGGGATCTTAGGTGCAGCGAAAGCTGGTGGATTGTCTGGCGCAGTAGAATATGGAATAGTTTCTAAGGCTGGTGCTCTGGTTGGTGGTGCAGCGGGTGCTGTTGCTGCTTTGCTCCCGGGAGTTGGTGGAATTGCATCAACTATTATCGGTACTACTCTAGGAGAAGGACTCCTTCAAGGTGCAGGAGAAGCTACATTTGGTATCAAAGCTAATCCATACAAGGAACAAACATTTCAAGGTGTTGGTTTTCGTCCGTTCGATTTTACATTTGTATTCAGAGCAAGAAGTCAAGCTGATGTAATGATGATACAAAAAATCATTACATCATTCAGACGGCATTCCAAACCAACTTTTTCTGGTGGGCCCACTTCATCTGGTGTGTTTGCATATCCTAAAGAGTTTATAATCGAGTATTTGACTATTGATAAAAATAATTCTTATCAGTTAAATAAATATCTACCAAATATAAAAAATTGTATCTGTACGAATGTTACTACAAATTTTACTGGTGCTGGGTGGAAATCGTTTGAAGATGGAGCTCCAGTTGATATATCACTACAAGTAACATTTCAAGAAACAGATATTGTTACAGGCGAAGACGTTAAGGAGGGTTTCTAAATGGCATACTTTGAATATTTTCCAGTCATTGGTTATGATGTTCGTGGTGAGAAAAGCAGTAAAAGAGTTCAATCAATAACAAATGTTCTTGTAAGAACAAGAAAGAAACTTAATGTTCTTAATGCAGCATTATTTGAACAGTACTTTATTACTGATGCTGATAGAGCAGATATACTTGCGCATAAATATTATGGTGACTCTACTCTACATTGGGTTATACTATATGCAAACTATATGAACAATCCATATTACGATTGGCCTCTACCATATTTTGATTTACATAAGTTTGTTGCAAAGAAGTATGATAATATAAATGCTGCTCATCATTGGGTAGATTCAGATGGATATGAAGTAGATGAAACAGAATCAGGAGCAACAGCTATAACTAACTTTGTGCATGAAGAAACATTGAATGATGCAAAAAGAGCAATAAACATTATTAGACCAGAATATATATCTCAAATACTAAAAGAGTTCAAGAAACTTACAATATAATATTATGTCAACCCAAGTCCATTCAGCTGATGTTACTATAAATACGTTAGAGATTCGCGGTGCCTCTGGACGACAAGACCTAAATCCTCATATGCAAGAGTTAAGTATATTTGAGAGTATTTTTCGTCCTGCTCTAACTGCAACATTAGTGTTAGTAGATTCACATAACATACCTTACAAACTTCCCATTGTTGGTGAAGAAACTGTTCATATTGATATAGTTCTACAAGGAATTAGTGATGGTAAAGATTCTGAATTATTTAGTATCAAACCTCCACCACTTCATGTCAACTCATTAAGTGCCAGAGAACATTTTCTACCTAAGGCACAAAGATTTTCTCTAGACTTGATTTCTGAATCATACATGAGCAGTATTCATTCTAAAATATCACGGTCTTATAATAATGATAAGATTAGTGATATTGTTGAAAATATATATTATAATTATTTGTTTGAAGGATATGAAGAAAACCCAATTGGAATATTTGTTGAAGAGACTGAGAGAGATGAAAGAGTTATCATACCAAATCTAAGTCCATTTGATGCTATTGCTTGGTTAGCAAAACGTGCTATACCTACCATAGCTAATGGTATCAATTATGTTTTCTACGAAACAATGAGAGGTTCATTTTTTGTTAGTTTAGATTTTCTTGCAAGAAGAGAACCAGAATTTGTTTTTATAAAAAGACCTAGAGTTGATGACCCGACAGGTGTAGAGACTGGTTCGGGTGGAACATTCAAAGTAAATAATTTTCAATTCATAAAACAATTTGATAAACAGGAAAATACACGAAGAGGTGTTTATGCATCTAAACTTATCACACATGATATTGTAAGAAAGAAAATAACTCAACACGAATACAAAGGATATAATTCGTGGTATGCATTTAATCATTGTGGGCCCTTCCCACCATATTCAAATTCTGAAGTTGAAACAAAATCATCGGGTGAAGTAAGAACATCTTTTGCACCACCTAACGAAGCAAATGCTTATCCTACAACAAACGAGAGAGATCTGAGTAGCATGATTGACAGTAGGGTAGAATTTTATCCTAAACACAATCAAATGTATGCTCAAAATTCTAAAGATTTATATGATAATAAAGTAGAGAATTGGAAGTTAGAAAGAAATGGTCATATGGGAATCTATGACGGTATAAATATATTATTAGAAGTAAGTGGTAACTCAACATTGCGTGTTGGTATGGTTATTACATTAGAAATACCATCACCAGAAGCTACAACTAGTGATAAAAGTTCTGATATTGTATTTGATAAATTTCTTTCAGGAAAATATATGGTTACTGCTATTCAACATATTTTTACCAAAAAACATGAAGACAATAAAATATCATATAATATGAAAGTTGAAGTATCAAAAGATGGACTCGAAGATTATGTTCCGTCAAGAGAATCCAGAAAGGAAGATTAATTATGTTTGGTGATTTCATTTGGTGGCAAGGTGTGGTAGAAGATAGAAGAGATCCCTTGAAGTTGGGTAGATGTCGTGTGCGTATTCTCGGATACCATACGGACAGTAAAGGTGATGGTCACGGTATTCCTACTGAACATTTGCCTTGGGCAACTCCAAGTCAACCAATTACATCAGCAGCTATGAATGGTATTGGTACTACACCATTGGGTGCAGTTGAAGGTACATGGGTGTTTGGGTTTTTCCGTGATGGTAAGAACGCACAAGAGCCAGTAATGACAGGAACATTTGGTGGTATACCAGAAAGTCCACCTGATGCGAGTATGGGGTTTAATGACCCGAATGGAAAATATCCACTGTCAACACATATTGGTGTTAAGGATGAGACAACTGGTAAGTATAGTGGTGAATCAGATACAAATAGACTTGCAAGAGGTGTTGGTTCATTACCCGTGCCAACGAAAGGTTCCTTAGACCCGAAAAAGGGTGGAGAG